CGACGGTCTTGCCACCTGCGCCAGTGCTTCGAACTCTGGCGGTGTTCGTCCTGCTTTCCTAATCTACTAATCAGGCATCAGACAGGGCTTTATGCCCTGTCATTTAAGATAACTATTCTCTAATATAGTTAAAAAAATAATTTCATCGTGATATAATTTTGCAAAATTAAGAAAAGGAGTAATAGTATTATTAGTAATGTCAGATATAAAGAAAAGTGAGAGAACAGAATCAAAATTAGAAGTAATACATAATGCTTATGCAATTAGAACTGCGGTAACGAATTTAGCTGAAAATAATTTTTTTATAACTTTTTCTAAAATAGAAAGTAGAATTGCTGAAAGAGTAAAAGGACTTCCAGAAGAAGAACAAAAAAGAATAAAAGACAATATGTATAAATTCTATCGCAGTCAAATAAACAGATTAACTGATAATGTTATTGAACTTGCAACAGGAATAAGTAGACATTTAAGAATAGCAAATACCATATTTCCAACATATATGAGTGAATTTGAAGAACGAAGATTGGAAATGGATAGAGCAATGGCCTGTTGTAATGCTCTGCAAGATGAACTTCAATATGCAGGGGAATGTTTATATGCTGATTTGAATAAGTATATGAATTTAGTATTGCTAATTCAAAAAGAGTTCAATATGATTAAATCACTTCGACAAACTGACAATAGATTTTTAAAGAATATAAAAAAATAATAATTAGTGGGTAATCTTTATATGTTGTTTCTGCATCTAATTTTGCTAATGTGAACAGCAACGGTAATGCCAACTACAACAGTGCTTCGAACTCTAACGGTGTTCGTCCTGATTTCACAACCCATACAATTTTATATGGACTAGATTCCACAGTGTGGTGATGGGAAAAGGAAAGGAAAGGTTATCCCTTCAATTTGAGAAAATTGATAAATGCTAATTACTATGTATTTGGTTACGACCAGTAATACTATTAAAGTAATTTTATGAATATTTATTATGATGCTAATAAAATATATGAAGCAGGAACTAAAGCAATAAAAGGTGCACCATTCAAGTATAAAACGCAGTTATTTGAGATGAACCATTTATTAGAAACAGCACAAATTTTGCAAAGTCTAAAAGATTGGACATATAAGCCAACGCAAGGAACAAAATTTACTATAAATGAAAGAGGTAAAATTCGACATATTACGACAAATAATATGATTGATAAAACCATAAATCATTTAATGTGTGATGAAGTATTAAGTCCTGCAATTACTCCTTATCTTATATATGATAATTCTGCTAGTCAGAAAAATAAAGGTGTGGCCTTTCACAGAAAAAGGTTTGAAACACATTTACAAAAATATTATAGAGAACATAAAAGTAATGAGGGATACATATTGCTAATAGACTTTTCAGGATATTATGCAAGTATTCCTCATAATTTATGTTTGAAAAATTTGCAATCTTTTTTAAGAAAAGTAGATAAAGAAGAGGCAAAAATTACATTATGGATATTAAAAAATTTATTTGATGTATTTAATCTTGAAAATCAAAATGGAAAAGGTGTAAACATTGGAAGTCAACCATCGCAAAATATTGGTATTGTTTATCCATCAAAAATTGATAACTACATAAAAATAGTTAGAAGTTGCAAATATTATGGGAGATATACCGATGACAGTTATATTATTCATGAAGATAAAGAATTTTTAAAAGATATATTAAAGAATATAAAGCAAATAGCAAATGAGTTGGGATTAGTAATCAATGATAAAAAAACTCGAATTGTAAAATTATCACAGCAATTTAAAGTATTACAAATAAATTATTCATTGAGTGAAACAGGAAGAATCATAAAAAAGATAAATCCAAAAACTATAACAAGAGAAAGACGAAAATTAAAAGCATATAAAAGATTGCTGGACAACAATAGAATAAATTATGAAAGTATAGAAAATATATTTAAAGGTTGGATGTCTAGTAACTATAAAATAATGTCAAGAATGCAAATAAGTAATATGTATCAACTATACTATGACTTATTTGGAAGGAGGGTAAAATGGAAAAATCATGGAAAATTACGCTATCTGATGGAACTCAACTTAAAAACCTTAGATTAAGTGGAAATAATTTTATATCAGAAACAGAAGTTACAGAAGATATATTTAAAGGCAAATTATCAAAGGTTACAGTTGAGGGAATTGAAGATGGTAAAGAAGTAAAAAACGAATATGAACACATGGAATTAGTACAAATAGTTCATTATGAAGATGGATACTATTTTGTATTAAGAGAATTATCTTCAGATGAATTAGATAAAATTAAACTTCAAGGAAATATTGAATATCTGGCAATGATGACAGATATTGATTTAGAGGAGGATTAATTATGAGCAAGAATTTTGAAAAAGTAAAAGAATATTATGATAATGGAATCTGGAATAAAACAAGAGTATATAATGCGGTAGGCAAATGGATAACAGAAGAAGAATATAAAGAAATAACTGGAGAAGATTACAAATAAAACACCTATAATTTTAGGTGTTATTTTTTTGTTAAATGAAAGCGAGGAAAAATTATGGTTATTGAATTATCTACACTTATTAGTATAGTTTCTGTAGCAATAGCAGTAATAACAATAATCTATAATATATCAAGAAATGGGAAAAAAGATGTTACAGAAGATGTTAAAGAGGATGCAACTCAAATGGCAACTGTAATAACAGAATTGAAATCAATATCAAATGGAATTGCAGATATAAAGAAAGAGATTACATCAATAAAAGATGATGTAAAAGAAAACAGAGATAGAACTACAAGGCTTGAAGAAAGTTGCAAACAAGCACATAAAAGGATTGATGAAATAATCCAAAGATTAGAACACAATAAAAATTAAAAGAAAGAGGGTGAAATTATGGTGATAACTGCTGAAATGATAATGACTGTAATAACTGCAATTGTTACATACATATTTGGTATTCTTTCTAAAAAATTTAATTGGATAGAGAGTAAGTATATACCAATACAGAACGCAATTATAGGTTTGATTGCAGGAATTATTTGTTATTTCTTAAATATATCAGAATCTGATATATTAACAACGATTATATGTTGTATCGTTGGAGCTATGGCATCTGGTGGAACTTATGATTTAACAAAAACAAGTGAAGGATAATACTGTAAAAAAATTACGGTGTTTATAAAATACAGGAAGAAATTAAAAAGATCTTCCTGTATTTATTTTATAAGAAAGGTGTGTTTATTATGGAAGATGAAGAAATCACTTTAACAGAAGAAATGAAACAAGAATTATCAAATGGGAAAGGAGAAGAAGAATAATGGTAAAATCAAGTTTAGCAAGTGTAGTTGTAGAGGCACATTCAAGTAATTATACAAGTGGAAGAAAAGGTTATAAAGTATGTAAAATTACTCCTCATCACATGGCAGGAGTTTTATCAGCAGAACAATGTGGAAAAATATTTCAAAATTCTAACAGAAATGCAAGTGCAAATTATGGTATAGGAAATGATGGAAAAATAGCTTGTTATGTTGGAGAAGAAAATAGAGCATGGACATCAAGTTCAAGTTCAAATGATTGTCAAGCAATAACAATTGAAGTTTCTAATAGTTCTGTTGGCGGAGAATATCCAATTTCTGATGCAGCATGGAATTCATTGGTAGAATTATGTGTTGATATATGTAAAAGATATAATTTTAGATTAAATTATGATGGAACAGCAAGTGGAAGTTTAACAAGGCATAATATGTTTGCAAATACAAATTGTCCTGGACAATATTTACAAAATAGATTTCAAGAATTAGCAAATACGGTAAATGCTAGATTAGATGAAAATACAAATACAACAACATCAGAAACAAGTTCATCTGCAACAACAGGGTACACAGTTACAATAACAGCTAGTGTATTAAATGTAAGAGATGGAGCAGGCACAAACTATAAAATAAATACAACAGTAAAAAAAGGAGAAGTTTATACAATTGTTGAAGAAAATAATGGATGGGGAAAATTAAAAAGTGGAGCAGGTTGGATAAGTTTATCTTATACAAGCAAAAATTCACAATCAACTACTACAACATCAAGTTCTTCAAGCAAATATGTATTAGGATTATATGTTGTAAATGCAAGTGCATTGAATGTTCGTGCAGGAGCAGGTACTAATTATGCAATAAAGAAAACTTATAAGAAAGGAACAAGATTTGATACTTATGAAATAAAAAACAATTGGGCAAGAACTCCATCAGGATGGGTGTGCTTAGATTATTGTAGTTTAGTAAATAAATATTAAAATAGAGGAGAAAAAAATCTCCTCTTATTGTATATTTTTTAAATTTTGTTGTATATTATAAAGTATATCAAAAGCCTCTTTACATGTAGTGTTATCTAAGTCTATATTCTGTATTTTCTTTATAATATTATTAAAAGTGGTATTTTGATTTGAGGGTGTTGAAGCAACAATTTCAAATGGTATATTATTATTTTTTAATAGTAGTGTGTATTTATCTATTTGGGAGATAGGAAATCCACATTTGATTATATTTGGACCTAGATCAGTTAATTTTAGTCCAATAGCATTTGCAACAATTTTAGCATCCTCATTTAATATATTATAAAAAATTCCTACTTTAAAAATGTATATTTTTTTTGAATTTTTTTTCTTCAATTCCTCATATTGATTAATTAATTTACTCATTTTTTCTTTTTTCCTTTCTTCCTAACAATAATATCTCCAATTTCGCAATCAAATATATCGCACATTTTTTCAAGTGTATCAAAGCGAATACTCTTAGTTTCATTGTTCATCATTCTTGTGAGTGATTGATAGCCTCCTTCCATTCTTTTTACGAACCAATATTTCGATTTCTTTTGCTTTTTTAATAATTCATTAATTTTTAGTTGTATCATTTTATCACCTCCCTCAACTATAACTATTTTAGAAGAAAGTAATAAAAAATTTAACTCTCCGCTATTTGACTTATCTCAAAAATAACTATTCTCCAAGATAGGTATTTATGTTATAATGTAGTCAAATGAAAGGAGTGTATCTTATGAAAAATGCTGATATACTGGATATGTTAAATAATATAGAAATATTATTAGAGAGAGAAGAATATCAACAAATTATTGATTATATACAAAGAAAAAAAGCAGAAATAAAATCTGATAATGATCCATCTAGCCAATATATAGATAAATTAATAGATGAATTAAAATAAAAGTAGTAAAGTCCCTCAAATAACTCATATCTAATATAGTTATTTTCGTTAACATAATATGGTATAATATAAATAGAGATATCTCAAAGTTTTTTGAGGAGGTACAAAAATGAATATTAGAAGAATCGTATTATTAAATATAAGAAAAGAATTATGTTGGGAAGATAAAATAAAATCATATATATTTAAGAAATATACATTAAAAATATATGAAAATGGATTTAAAAAAGGATTTAATTTAAGAAGAAAAAATTAATGCTATGGTTACTTGATATATTTGCTATTTTATAGTATAATATTTGAAGTTTGTTACCCTTTTGTTACCCACCAATTAAGTTTTAATAAGTTTTACTAGGTCGTGCAAAATGGGTGAAAATATATAAAAATAAACAAAATCCAAACATATAAAGAAAAACAAGAATTGACAAAAAAACAGTCAATGATTTTACCAATAATCATGGAAGTTTAACAAAATGCAGTAATACCAAGCAATTTGAAACTTGGTATTACTTTTTTGTTACCCTTTTGTAACCTACTAAATGGGTTTGAATGGGTTGTATTAGGTTTTTTTACTATTGATTTGAGGCCAATATAAATAACTTTTGTTGTTCCTTATAAGTAACCATTTTTATTGCTTCTTGTTTTTCTTCAATAGAAACATGAGAATATATATCTTCTCCAACATCATTATTGCTATGGCCAATAATAGAGTTTATAATTATATCTTTAATATTTAATTTTCTTAATTCATTTCTCAATGTATGTCTAGCATCATGTGCAGTATGTTCTGATACTTCTGGATGCAATTTTTCAAAATTATTTTGAAAATGATAGAAATAATAATCATAATCCATTTTATTTCCATTAGGCTGCATAAATAAAAATTCATTATTAGGATTATAATATTTTTCCCATAGATGTTTAACGGATGGATGAATTGGAATGGTCCTGTTAATTCCAGCTTCAGTCTTAAGACCACCTATAAAGTAACCCTCTTCAAGAAAAATGTTAGCAGTATAAACAGAAAGTAATTCATCTGCTCTGCAACCACAATATAATAACATTAACCAGAAATCTCTAATAAATAATTCTCGTTCTTTTTTAGTGTGTTCTTTAAGTCCTTTTGAGCGTGGCTGAAAATTCCATAAATATTCAATTTGTTTATAACTAAATAATCTATCTTTTTCAATTTTTTTATCTTTAGCTTTTTTAATTTCTTTTCTGTTACTTGTAGTTACTGGAATAAATTGAGCATATCCTTTTTCAATAATATCTTCTGCTAGAGCATATTTATCTAAATTCATATATAAATTAACCATCTGCCTTTGTGAATCTTTTCCACGACCACATTCTGTTAAATGTTTCATAAAATCAGATGCTCTTAAATCTTTATATACCATATCATGTAATTCTTTTGAATTATTAAATGCTGTTTTCATGCTAAGACAATAATGTCTACCAAAAGGCTTGTTATCAGGTCTGATATGATATTTCTTTTCAAGTTGTTCTTCTTCTTTTGTAAGCATTTTTGCATCTTTAAATTTTTCATATAATTGTTTAAATGTATAATTATCTTTTTTTACTTTTTCTATAAGTTCTTTTCTAGGATCATTAACAGAAACAAGAGGGTAGGGGCGTTTAGGAAATATAACAATTCTATTATATTTATCTTCATTTATATATAATGCATGTGGTTCTTTATGATAATTTTCTAAACAGACTAGAGCATCTAGTTCTGTTTCAAAAAAATCTATAAAATGTCTTATAGGAACTCCGTTCTTATCTTTTCCTATTGTTATTCTTGCTCCCCATGGTTTAATCCTATTTTTTCCTAAGTAAATAGCAGAGCCTTTACCATTAGCTCTCTTTTTACTTTTCATAATAAAAACCTCCATTTTTCATAATAATTTTTTTCAAAATCACTTGAAAAATGGAGTACTTTTCTATATAATTAAAAAGTAATCATTTTTCGAAGTGATTGCACTCTGGATAATGTGTGGTGTACGGCAAATACGAAACACATTATCCTTTTTTTATTTTATTTTCCAACTATGGCCACAATTTTGACAAACAGCTATACTGGAATGTTTTGTTACTAATTTTTGTTTTTTATGTCCAAATAAAGCAGCAAATAATCTTGGAATTGTTAAGAAAATCCACAAGCAAGCCTCTAGCCACCAACCAATAAGAATCCACCATATAATACTATGGTGTTTTGTTTTTAATTGACTTTCAGAAACCATTTGAACATTAACATTTTGACTGCCACATTTTTTACATTGCATATTAGTACATCTCCCTTCTATAATTAATGTAATTTAAAAGCACTAGAATTATATGCTCTAACAACTTTTCCAATAATTTTAAAATTTCTAGATTTTCTTTCTTCATGCATTAATCTTTCTGGTTTTGTATATGGAGTTGCAGTTTGAAATTCAAGATATTCTTTAAAATCTAAAATCTTTCTAATATATAACTTTTTATCTAATGAAAATAAGCATGTTTCTTCATTACTAAAAGAATCTTTTTTTTCTATAATTGCTATATCTCCTATTCCTAAAAGAGGAAACATAGAATCATCATCTGTTCTATAAGCAAAATATTGATGAATATGATCCCATTTAAAAGGAAGAGTAAAATCTTCAGAGGTTTGTGTTAATTTCCCTTTTTCTGATATAAATATAGGGATAACAAGAAATTCATCATTCAATAGATTTACTAAAGAATTTTTTACATTTATTTCTTCATTATTTGTAACATATCCACATATTTTCATTAATTCTTCATAAGAAGTTATTTCTTTTGAGGCATCAGCAATGCCTTTAAGAATTTTAGGTGATGGGGGACTATCTATTTTTTTATTTATATATCTTGAAAGATAACCTCTATTAACACCTGTAGCTTCTGCGAAGGCTCTTTGATTATCATAAGATTTATATATTTTGTTCAATATTTCAGAAAATTTTATTTTATCAAACATTTTAATACCTCCAAACATAGTATACAACAGGATAAAAAAAAATGCAATAAAAAAAGTTAAAATTTTAACCAAAAAAGTATTGACATTTTTATATCAAAAATATATAATGAGTTTGGTTAAAAAATTAACCAATGATGAAAGGAGGTATTTTATATGCAGATTAATGTTGAAGCAGTAAAGACTCTAATACAAGAGAGACATAGGGGAAACCAATCGTTATTTGCTGAATTAATCTCAATAGATGCACATTATTTTAATCAGATAATGAGGGGAGATATGAAACCAACTAGTCCGAAAGCATGTAGAGGAGTTATAGATTATTGCAAGAAAAATAATCTAGATATAAATAAGTTTATTATTTTTTAATATTTTGGTTAAAAAAATAACCAAAGGAGGAGATTATGAAAAAATCAAAATTAAAATGTATTGCCGTACACCACACTAAATTTAAGGAAGGAGAATTAAAATGCCAGAGGTTGAAACAATTACACCGTATGAAGCCGGAAAAATAATGCATAAGAATGCAGAGTTTGTAAGAGCTGGGTTAAGAGAAAAACGATTTGATTTTGGAACAGCAGTCCCACCTAAAGAACCAGGAGGAAAATGGAACTATATTATTATAAAAAGTAAGTTCTATAAATTTTTAGGAATAGAAGAGGGAGGTGTAATAAATGAAAATAGTTAATAAGAAGAAATTTTTAGTAAGAATATTAGAAGTATTAATAATTATTGCAACAATTATATTAACAATAGTTTCTATCAATTATGCAAATAAAATTAGAGGACATCAAGCATACGGTGGAGAGTATTTAATACCAGTATTAGGATTATTGTTAGTACTAATTATAGAAACAATTTATGAGGAAAATGAAAATAATAAAAAGGAGCAAAAATAATGGAAGATGAAAGATGTGATAATGAAAATATTTTATTCAATGCAAAAGTTGAGAAAAAAGACAAACTACATGATAGTTATATATGGCACATTATAACATTAGCAAAAATGAAATATAAATTAAGAATATTGAAAGGGGTGAAATAGATGCCAGGAAAGCACAGTCAAGAAACAATAATAATTAAAGAATTGGAAAATCAAATTGAATTAAGAAACAAAGAAATTATAGATATAAAAACAGAATGTGCTGAACAATTTAGAATTATAAGAAATTTGTGTTTCTGCAATACTTATAATGGAAAATTAGACCGACTAAAAAGAATTGAAGAAATAGCTCAAAATAATTTTTCAGCAATAGTAAAAGATTTAATTATTGAACAAGATGAAAAAAACAAAATAATAGAACTACCTTATACCGTTCAAAGAAAAAGATAGTTCAAAAAAGAAAATTTATATAAATTCACTTCACTTGAATTTTATCACAAAATTATTTGAGGTGCAATAGGAAGGAGTAAAAATGGCAAAATGTCCTAAATGTGGCCAACAATATGCAAAAGGTAGAGGAGCATTATCCAGGAGAGACAACAAAACAGAAATATGTTCAAATTGTGGTTTTATAGAAGCAATGGAAGATGCAGAAAAAATATTTAAAATAAAAAGAAATAAAAAGGTGGTGAAAAATATTGAATAGAGAAGAATGGCTTGAAGAAAGAAAAAATGGAATTGGTGGATCTGATGCAGCAACAATACTTGGACTTAATCCATATAAATCTAATATTGATTTATGGGAAGAAAAAACAGGAAGAAAAGAAGCAGCTGATATTTCTGATAAACCCTATGTAAAATATGGAACTGAAGCAGAGGAACACTTAAGAGAATTGTTTAAATTAGATTTTCCACAATATGAAGTTTCGCATCAAGAAAATACAATAATAAAACATCCTATATATCCATTTTTATTTGCTAGTTTAGATGGACAACTTGTTGATAAAGAAACTGGAGAATTAGGAATTTTAGAAATAAAAACAACAAATATATTACAGTCTATGCAAAAAGAAAAATGGAAAGAAAAAATACCAGATAATTATTATTGTCAGGTGTTACATTACTTAAATGTAACCGGATATTCATTCGTTATATTAAAAGCACAATTAAAGTATGATTATGATGGCGAGATTAGGCTAGAAACCAAACATTACAAAATAGTAAGGAAAGATGTCGAGGAAGATATAAAAATGCTTTCAGAAAAGGAAATAGAGTTTTGGAATGAATATGTAGTTAAAGATAAAATGCCACCATTAGTATTGCCAGAAATATAGAAAGGAGAGAAGAGAAAAATGAGTTATTTTGATGATTATGTTGCAGATGGTTTGTGTTGCAGTGTTTGTGGTGAGTATATTGATGGCGAAGAACCAGGATATCCAAGAACATGTAAAAATTGTAGTGGCGATTCCTTAAAATCCTATAAAATCGAAAGAAACAAACAACGAAGCAATTATGCTATTGAACAATTTAAAAAGAACAATATTAGATATGTATTAAAAAATTCAAAAATAGGACATTTTCATGCGTTTAGAAAGTATGATAATCAATTATTTCAATTTTGGAGTGGCACAGGTAAAATTACAGGTCCAATTCCGGAAAATATCAAAGGTGATAGAAGAGGTATAGCTACATTAATAAAAATTTTAGTAGAAAAGGAGAAATAAAAGTTATGGAATTAAAAGTTGAAGAAATAAAAGCATTAGAGCCAGTCAAATTTAATTATGAAGATATAAAAGCAAATTTAACAGCAAATTTAGAAAAATATAAGAACTTAGTGTATACAGAAGAAAATATTAAGGAAGCAAAAGCAGATAGAGCATTACTTAATAAAGTAAGTACAGCAATTAACGATGAAAAGAAAAGAATAAAAAATCAATTATTAAAACCATACATAGATTTTGAAGAAAAATGCAAAGAATTAATGGGAATGATTGATGAAGTATCAACAGGAATTGATACACAAGTAAAAGCATTTGAACAAAAACAGAAAGATGAAAAACTAAAAGAAATTATGACATATTGGATTGAAAATGTAGGAGATTTCAACGATTTAATAGATTTTGATTTGGTATTTGAAGAAAGATGGTTAAATTCTTCATATTCTATGAAAAAAGTGCAAACAGATATAAACCATATATTTGAAAAAACAAAAATGGATTTAAGCACATTAGATGCTACTGTAACAGATCCAAATATAAATAAACAAGTAAAAGATTTTTATTTTAACAATATAAAAAGTCCTTCAATATTAAGTTTATCTATACAGGAGTCACAAAGAATTGCAGAAACAAATCAAAAATTAGATACATTAGAAAATTTACAAAATGTAACAAAAAGTGAAGAAAATATAACAAATAATCAAGAAAATATAACAGAAAGTGAAGAATTACAACAATTAGATTTTAGAGTATGGGTTACACAAAGACAAAAATTCGCATTAAAAGAATTTTTAAAAACAAATGATATTAAATTTGGGAGGGTTGAATAATGGAAAATGTAGTCTTAAAAATATCTAGCAAGTCAAATCCTAGTTCAGTTGCAGGAGCAATAGCTGGGATGATAAATGAAAATAAAAATGTAGAATTAAATGCAGTAGGTGCAGGAGCAGTTAATCAAGCAGTAAAAGCAGTAGCAATAGCAAGAGGATTTGTAGCACCTTCTGGAAAGAATTTAGTATGTATTCCAGCATTTACAATAATGAATATAGAGGAAGTATATAGGACTGGAATAAAATTTATTGTTAAGGAGGAAAAATAAAATGTCAGAATTATTTAATTTATTATTTGGAAAACCAAAAATGAAAGGAAAAATTAGCGTTGAAATAGATGATGAAAAAGAAAAGTCAGAAACACAAATTGAAGGAAATCTTCCATCTGTTTTAACAATGATAAGTTTAATTTGTTCTAATCTACATGAATATGGAGTACCTAAAGAACTTATAAAAAGATCAGTAGAGATTGGATTTAACGCAAACAAAGAAAACAAAGAAAACAAAGAAAACAAAGAAAACAAAGAAAACAAAGAAAACAAAGAAAACAAAGAAAACAAAGAAAACAAGAAAATTATTGAAAAAACAATAGTTGTTGATAGTGAAGAAAAGGCAAAAGAAGTAAAGGAATTATTAAAAAAATTAGGTGTGGAGGATTAGAATATGGAAGTAAAAAATAGTTTAGTAAAAAAGGAACAAAAACAGACATTTAGTGCATTTCTAGCACAAGATGCAATGAAAAAGAAAATAAATGAAATGGTAGGAGGAGAAAAAGGCCAACAATTTATTACAGCAATTATATCAGCAGTTAGTACAAATCCAGGTTTAGCTGAATGTGATCATTCAAGTATTGTAAGTGCAGCTTTACTTGGCCAATCATTAAATTTAACACCTAGTCCACAACTTGGCCAATATTATTTAGTACCTTTTAATGATAAAAAGAGAGGTTGTAAAGTTGCACAATTCCAACTAGGTTATAAAGGATACATACAATTAGCAATTAGAAGCGGATATTATAAGAAAATAAATGTATTAGCAATAAAAGAAGGAGAATTAGTTAGATATGATCCTTTAGCTGAAGAAATAGAAGTAAATTTAATTGAAGATGATGAAGTAAGAGAAGAAACAACTACAATTGGTTATTATGCTATGTTTGAATATCAAAATGGATTTAGAAAAACAATGTACTGGTCTAAAAAGAAAATGTTAGCACATGCAAATAAATATTCACAAGCATTCAATTCAGAATCATATAAAAATTTACAAGAAGGAAAAGTACCACAAAGTGATTTATGGAAATATAGTAGTTTTTGGTATAAAGATTTTGATGGTATGGCCTACAAAACAATGTTAAGACAATTAATATCTAAATGGGGAATTATGAGTATTGAAATGCAAGAAGCATATACAAAAGATATGGCTACAATTAAAGAAAATGGCGACTATGAGTATGTAGATAATGTTGAAACAACTTATGAAGAAACAGAACCAACATTGGCCAACGGAAATATAAATGAACAAAATGTTGTTGGAGAACCAGTTGAAGAAGAACAAAAAACTGATATTCCTAAAAAAACAACAGATAAAACAAAAAATGTAAAAGAAGAAGTAAAAGAAGAACAAACAACAAAAGAAACACTAAAAACAAGTGAAAATGTAGTTAATAATACAGATGATGACTTTTTCGATGATTAATAGTTGTGGTGGGGAGTATTAGCCCCTTATATTCCCCACTATAAAGAAAAAGAGGTTATTTTATGGAAGATAAAATTAGTAAAGGATGGATAAGTTTATATAAAAAATTTACTCATTGGGAATGGTATAAAGACACAAATGTTAAAACTTTATTTATACATTTATTATTAAAGGCTAGTTATGAAGATACTATCTGGAATAATATTGAAATTAAAAGAGGACAAGTTTTAACTTCGAGAAAACATTTATCTGAAGAAACTGGACTAACTGAACAACAAATAAGAACCAGCATAAAAAAGTTACAATCAACCAATGAAATAACCATCACATCAACCAACAAATATACTCTTATAACCATTGAAAAATATGACTTTTACCAATCTAACAATTTAAAAACAACCAACAAAACAACCAACAAAACAACCGAAGAAATAACCAACGAAGTAACCACATCTAATAATATATATAATAATAATATTAATAATATAAATAATAAATTAAATAAAACTAAACTAAATAAGTTATTTAACTTTTTAATTTATAAAGAAAATAATTTTGAAAATCTGGAGGAAATAAACAGAATAGCAATTGTAAATACACTTAAAAGATTAGAACTATATGTTGAAGATACAAAGTATTTACCTGAAGAAAGAATTTTTGCATTACAACTACAATATTGGACAATTACAGAAATATATTTAAGTCCATACAGAATATATCTAAATGAATTATCAAGAAATAAATTTATGCTTAAATACTATCAAACAGAGAAATACATACCAATTGAAAATGAAGATAAAATAAAAGATTTTATAAATTATTTTATAACATGCTTAAGAAAAGAATTTGAGAAAAAGTGAAAGGAATGAAAATGGGAATACAAATTACAATTTATTATTAAAAGGTGGATTAAGATGGCTGAATTAAGGAAAGATACTCTATGCAAATATTGTTTAGGGTGTAATAAATTAAGTGATTATAATTTCATTGGAACTAGAAATTGTAAAGGATTTGTTCCAGGATATAAAAATTGGCGAGAATTATATGAAAATAGTTTAAAGGAAAACTTAAAAAATAGTAAATAATGAATTTTCAGAAACAAACTCAAATATAAGTGAGGTACACTATGCAAGAACATTGGTCTATAGAAGAATATAAAGAATATCAAAAAAACAAAGGAAAACGAAGTAAATACGGAGCAATAAAGACAAAAATTGATGGACATACATTTGATAGTAAAAAAGAAGCGGAGTTTTATTGCGATTTAAAATTAAGGCTACAAGCGAAAGAGATAAGAGGCTTCTGTTTGCAGCCTATATTTATATTAGCACCAGGATTAAAATACAAACCAGATTTTATAGTGATTAATAATGATAAAACAGCAGATGTTATTGATATAAAAGGATTTAAAACAAAAGAATATATCACAAAAAAGAAAGTATTTGAAGATAAATACAATCTAAAAATAATTGAATTATAGGAGGAAACCTAAATGGAAGGAATTGAAAGAATTAAAAAATTATCACAAGAACAAAAAGATAACAATATCAAGAAAGTAGCTGAATACTTAATCAATAGAGAAGATATGGATGAAAAATATCTAAACGAAGAGAAAAATTTAATAGATATGTGGCAATTTATAAGAGATGAGGCAAGAAAAAAAGCACAAAATGGATGTGCAGTAATGGAAGATGAAGAGGTATATGGATTAGCAATACATTATTTTGATGAAACTAACGAAACATTAGGGATAAAAACAAGCAATAAGAAAGATAAAAAAGAAGAGGCGACAAAACAAGATGAAAATCCTAAAATAGTTGACAACAAAGAAAAACAACAAAATAAAGTTGAAGAAGTACCAGCACATAAAGATGATGAAATAGTAATGAAATATAAAGGCAGACCAGTTACATATAAAGAGTTTATAGATGGTACATACTTACAATTATGATAGGAGGTAGTTGTAATGGCATATCTAAAAAAGGCTACTAGGGAGCTTATAAAAGGAATGAAAACACAATTTACATTACCAAATAATTGGAATGAATTTATATATGAAAAAGAAAAAAAACATAATTTAATATTAAAAAACAAAAATAGCTATTATTGCACTAATTGTCAACAATCATTTACATATTTGAATAAAGGACCAGAGATAAAAAGCCAATATACTTGTCCATATTGTAAAAATAAATACTGGGTGAGAAGTGGAAGATTAAAAAATTGGAAAAGCAGAGACAATATATTGATGTTGGATAAAGTAAACGGAGAATTAGTGATTAGAATATTTGAAATGGAAACTATATACAATTCTGATAAACAAGAAATGGAACATGATACAGTAGAATATGCAAGAAAAATAGTAGATGATGATTATAGAGAAATAAGAAATAAAAGAGTAAGTATAGCTCAATGTGGACCATTTGTATATCATGGAATGGAAGATGAAGGTGAATGGAGAGCATACGATGGTTATTGGTATGAAAGTATGCCACAGGGTTATTTATACATAGATAATTTAAAACAAGTATTAAAAGGCACAATATATGAAAAGTCAAGATTATGGGAATATGCAAAAAAATATAAGGATAGCAATATAGATTTAAGAGGATTATTATCAGCAGCAAAATATGAGAGTTTTGAAACATTAGTAGAAATGAAATTATATAGATTAGCAGAGGATGCACGAAGTTTTATTTGTAAAGGATCATTTAAAAAGATATTTGGAGTAGATAAAAATTACTATAATTTCATGAAAAAATATAATATCAGTAGAGATGAATTAGAAATGTTACAAAAATATCCAACTAATGATATTAAAAAAATAAGGTTTTTAATGGATTACAAGTATGTTATTGATGATATAAAACAATACACAACGATAGATAGATTTATAGAGTATTTTAGAAAGAAAAGATTAAAAGATGCTCATTTATACAGAGATTATTTGAAGTTTGCAAAAGAACTTGGCCTAGATCTTAAAAATAAAAGATATCTATTTCCAGATAAATTGAAAACTATGCATGATAAATATGAGAAACAAGTAAAAATAATAAAACAAGAAAAAATGATAAAAGATATTGAAAACAGAGTAAAGATATTAACTAAAAATACATTTAAGAATAAAGAATTTATAATATTTCCTGCATCTAGTGTAGAGTCATTAATAGATGAAAGCACACAACAGAATAACTGTGTTAGAACTTATGCTGAAAGATATGCTGAAGGTGAATGTGATATTTATTTTATGAGAAAAGTAGATGAGCCAAGTATTTCATTAGTTACAGTTGAAGTAAAGAATAATAGAGTAGTTCAAAAAAGGACTAAAAATAATAGTAAAACAAATAAAAAACAAGATAAATTTCTTGAAACATGGGAAAAGAAAGTATTAGAAAAAGTGGCAGTATAATACGAAAAATAAATATATAGGCGAGGGAAACTTCGCCTGTATGAAAGGGTGAAGAACAAATGATTAAATTCATTTTAGGTTTATTTATTGGAGCATTAATTGGAATAGCAATTATGTGTTTATTACAAGCAGCAAAGGATGGTGAAGAATAGTGGAAGAATTTAAAAATCAATTAATAGGGCAAAAAGAAGGACTACAATTTGCGTTAGATTTATTAGAAACGCAGAAAAAGTCAATTGAAAATAGTATTGAAATGATAGATTCTAAATTAAAGGAGATTAAGTAATATGAAATGTCCAGAACAATATAGAATAATACAACAAAATATTAGAAAACCAATACTAGATGAAGAGGGTATTGCTAGAGCAGAATATCATTTACTTATAGAAAATCAAAATTTTGCTGAATGTTATAAAGAAAATTGTGCAGCATGGGATAAAGAAAAACAAAGATGTGGAAAGGTGGGAGAATAGTGGAAGAAGATATAAAAAAAATAGAAAATATGATTAAAAATTGGCATAAACCTACCGTTGAAATAGATATAAAACCAATAGAAAATCTATTAAAAGCATATAAAAAGTTAAAAGAAGAAAATAGATTATATCTTTTAAGTAACAGTCCTGCATTAGCAATTTGGATTAAAGATAGTTACATACCAAAATCAGCAATAAAAGAAACGATAGAAAAATTAAACAGAGAAGAGCAAGAATTACAAAATAGCATAAGTGATGAAGAACGAGAAGAATATTCAGATGCTAGTATTAGTTTTGGATTAATGGATATTAACATCAGAAGAGAAGTTTTAGAAGAATTATTGGAGGATAAGTAAATGTTAGTATTACCAATAAAAAAGAAATGGTTTGATATGATTGTAAGTGGAGAAAAGAAAGAAGAATATAGAGAAATTAAGCCATATTATACGATTAGATTTAAAAAAATATTTGGAGTTAATTATCATAGTAATTCTAAAATTGCAAAAATTATTTTAAGAAATGGCTATTCTTATAAATCTCCATCTGTTGGAATAATATGTGTATTAAAAATAGGGACAGGCAAAAAAGAATGGGGAGCAAAGCCTAATCAAGAATACTATATATTAGAAATTTTAGAAGTATTGGAGGTAAAAAACAATGAACAATAGGTGCGGAAATTGTGGGAAATATCCATTTTGTAATCAAACAAATGGAGCAAGTGGGTATTGTAATAAATGGATAAAAAGAGAAAGCAAGGTGAAAAAGTAATGGAAGAAGATGATTATGTAACATTACAAACACTGTTAGCTAAATTTAGAGTAGTAGCAATGAAAGAAATGGGAGCACCAGATACATCTACTAAAACAAGAGAAAAGGACCTTAAAATAATACGACATATAGATTATTTAAGAAATAATACAATATTAAACCTGCATGGAGGGAACATTGTATGAAAGAGTTGTTATTTATATTAATTGTGATATTACTTACACCCGTGTATTTCATCATAAACATATTTTTGAAAATGATGGAATTTGCGATGGAATTAACATCATCAATTGCAGAAGAAATGTGCATATTAGTTGAAAATATGACAGATTTCTGGAAAAACATATTTAGAAAAATAGAAAGGAGGGATACAAATGAGTCTTCAGAGAAAAATTGAAAGAAACAACTTAAAGAAAAGATGGAAAGAACACAATGAAGGTGTTTCAAAGAAATATAGGACAAGTTTTAGCAGTTATTGGAAAACTTGGAATAGTTATAAGAAAAATAGAGGAGGAAAATAAGTATGGATAAAGAAGAATTAATAAAATTAATTGAAAGTATAGACTTTAAAAAAGTAAAAAGTTTTAAATTAAATTATCTTAAGGAAGAGTCAAGTAGATTTAACTTTGATAATAATCCAATAGAATCATTATGTTATGGAGAGGATTTTGTAGAGTCTGTACAACATGAAATGCAACATCTTCATCAGAGAATTGATAGATTTGGTGAAGATGTATTTAGATTAGTAAATAAGGAGGAAAAATAATTATGCATCCAGTAGATTTTAAAGATAAAAATATAATATTAAAGGCACCAGGATATGGTGAATTGCCAGCATTACAAACAAAAGACAATTGTATTGTTACTAGTTGGGAAATGAGTGAGGCAGAAAGAAAAGAATTTGAAAAAACAGGTATAATATGGTTATCTGTAATAGGATTACAACATCCTCCAATTTGTATGTCAGTAGAACAACCATACGGAATGTTTAAAGATGAAGAGATTGAAGATGCAAAGGAGGAATAGTCCTTATGAATGAAGTAGATATTCAAAAAATACAAGATGCGTGGGAAGTTTTACAAGAACAATTAAAACCTATTGCAGATGCAATTGTAAAAATTTTTAATGATATTAGAAAAAAACTAATAAAAATATTTAGAAATGTAGTTATTGCAATTGTAAAATATTTAGATGATAAAAAAGCATGTAAATGCCTACATATATGGTTACATTCGAAGAATAGAAGAATTAGAAAAAAACAAAGCAAAAGATTAAATAAAATTATATTAAGTTACATGCCTTTATAAAAAGTAAAAAGAAAGAGGTGCTTTTTATGAGTGAAAAAGGCAAAGGAATAGAGGTAGATCCTACCCTATATAGTGTAATTCAAAATAGCATAACAGCAGGAGTAAACGAGGGAGTAAAGAGAGCATTAATTGAAATTGAAAAAGAAAAAGAAGAAAAGAAAAAACATAAGGCTGATATGAGGTTTAGAAATACAGAGCTATTATTACATAATTATACTAATTTTATGCAGCATACAGAAAAATCAATTTATACAGAAACACAGTTGTCAAAAGCAGAATTATTTGATGAGTTAGATTTAGATATGGATGAAGAAATAACAAAAACTCAAATAAATTCTATAATAAAATCGAAGAATAAAACTAGTATAATTTTAAAACATATCAATACTTTTATTGATTATTATAGGTATAAATGTGAAAATTCTGGAAGGGAAGATATTCAAAGAAGAATACAAGTAATAGAATTACTATATTTGAACGAAGATAAAAAAACACAAGAAGAAGTTTCCGAAATTTTAGACTGTTCAGATAGGACAATAAGGAACACTAAAAACATTGCAATTAAAGAATTGTCAATATTATTTTTTGGAATTGATGGACTAAAAATTAAGTAAAAAAACATTTCCAAAACATTTCCTAGACAATTCCTATTATAAAAATTATAATGATAGTGTGATATTTTGATTTTAACATAAAAAATTCCTGTAAAAATAGGTTTAAAACTCTCTAATTTTAGGGAGTTTTTTCTTATATACGAAAGAAGATGATGCAATGAATTTAGATATATGTATGAGATTTGAATGTAAAAATTGCAAAAGAAAATTAAAATGTTTTAAGGAAGAAGTTGATTACAGTGAATATTCAAAAAATAAAAATAGAAAATCTAAAAGCAGCAAAATACAATCCAAGAAAAGATTTAAACCCAGAAGATCCGGAATATCAAAAAATAAAAAAAAGCATAATTGAATTTGGATATGTAGCACCTATAATAGTTAATTCAGATATGACTGTTATAGGAGGACACCAAAGACTTAAAGTGTTGAAAGAGATGAATTATGTAGATATAGAATGTGTTATTGTAGATTTAGAAAAAAATAAAGAAAAGGCATTAAATATAGCATTAAATAAAATATCTGGAGAATGGGATTATGACAAATTAGAAGAATTAATTGCAGATTTAAAGGAAACAGATATTGATTTGTCTTTAACAGGCTTTGATGAAGAAGAATTAGAAGATGTTTTTAATATAGAAAAAAATTTAGAAGATAAATTTGATGTAAAAAAACATATCGAAGAAGTAAAAGAACCTATAACAAAATTAGGAGATATATGGATACTGGGTGAACATAGATTAATGTGTGGAGATAGTACAAAAGATGATGATGTAAAAAAATTGATGAATAATAAAATTGCAAAATGTTTATTTACATCACCACCATATAATATGGGAGCAGATATGTACGAAAATTACACAGACAATTTAGAAAGTCAGAAATATATAGACTTTAATTTGCAAATAATTAATGTTTGGAAAAAATATTTAAAAGGCTATTTATTTTGGAATATTAGTTATAACAGAAATAGTAGATGGGAATTTATAGAAATAATGCACAGAATAATAAAGGAAACAGGGCTAAAATTTATGGAATTAATAGTTTGGGATAAAGGCCATGGAATGCCAATAGTTTCTAAAGATATGTTGACAAGACAATATGAAGATATATTAATGGTTGGAGATGAAGAAGAAATTTCAGAAGAAATGGAACTTTATTATCTAGGAACAACAGAGCAAAGAGGATATTTTAATAAAAAGAAAGGACAAGGAATAACAAATTATTGGAGAATAACAACAGGAAATACTCAATTAGAAAATCATAAAGCATGTTTCCCTGTAAAACTACCGACTAGAGCTATAGAATTAACAACAGATAAAAAAGATATTGTATTAGATTGCTTTGGAGGAAGCGGGACAACTTTAATTGCTTGTGAAAATGCAAATAGAAAGTGTTATATGATGGAATTAGATCCAAGATATTGCGATGTAATTATAGAAAGATGGGAAGAATTAACTGGAAAGAAAGCTATATTAGAAAAGTAGAAGGTTGGTGGTGATATGTTGTGACAGATAAAGATATAAAGAAAATAAAAAAAGATTATATATCTGGATTAAAGTATAAAGAAATAGAAGAAAAGAACAATATCACTAACAGTCAGCTTATTTATTTAATACAGAAAAACAAATGGAAAAGAAAAAGTAATCGTAGCGAAGCATTAAAGAAAAATAAAAATGCAAAAGGTAATAAAGGCGGACCAGGAGCAGAAAAAGGTAATAAACGAGCGAGAACTACCGGAGAGTATGAAAACATATTCTCCGGTGTTTTATCTGAAGAAGAAAAAAATATATTTGATAATTATGAAATAGAAAATAAAAAACAAGCATTATTAGATGAATTGAAAATTTTAACTATAAGAGAAATGAGAATGCTAAAAAGAATAAAAGAAATACAAGATAAAAATAAAGATATGACTATAAATAATATATCAAAAACTAATTATCAAAATGTTTCATGGAATAAAGATAATGCAATAACCACAATAACACATGCAGAAAATACAACAATGGCTATACAAAGAATAGAAGAAGCTCTAACAAGGATACAAGAATCAAAGCGAAGGTGTATAGAAAGTTTAAGCAAAATTGGATTAGATAAAGAAAGACTAAATATTGAAAAAGAAAAACTTGAAATAGAAAAGAAGAGGCTAGAAATAGAGTTACAAAACATGGATGGCGAAGAAATAGAAGATACTTCAGAAACGGACGCTGATTTATATGGTGGCTAAAAATGTAAAAAAGAAAAAAACAATAAATTTTAGTTTTGGTGATAAACACAAAGATTATATAAGAAATTGTGTAAATTGTACTTTTAATATTGCAGAAGGAGCAGTAAGAGCAGGAAAAACTGTTGACAATGTATATGCTTTTGCACATGAATTAAAAACAACACCAGACAAAATACATTTAGCAACTGGTTCAACAAGTGCAAATGCTAAGTTGAATATAGGAGATGCAAATGGCTATGGACTTGAATATATATTTAGAGGACAAAGTCATTGGGGAAAATTTAAAGGTAATGAATGTTTATATATTAAAGGACCTGATACTCACTATAAACAAAAAATAGTAATATTTGCACGGAGCAGCAAAAGAAGATAGTTATAAAAAAATTCGTGGTAACTCTTACGGAATGTGGATTGGAACTGAAATAAATCTACATCATGATAACACAATAAAAGAAGCCTTTAATAGACAGTTAGCAGCACAAAGAAGAAAAATATTTTGGGATTTAAACCCAGATAATCCAAATGCAGATATATACACTAAATACATTGATAATTATGCAAAAAAACATAAAGAAGGTACTTTGTTAGGAGGTTATAATTATAAGCATTTTACAATATTCGACAATATCAATATTCCAGATATAAGAAAACAAGAAATTATAAGCCAATATGACCAAAATAGTATATGGTATTTGCGAGATATTTTAGGAAAAAGATGTATTGCTGAAGGTTTATGTTATAGAAATTTTGCTAATAAACCCGAAGCATTTAGAATATCAAGAGAAGAAGCTAAGAAAAGAATATCACAGATTATTATTGGAGTTGACTTTGGTGGTAATGGTTCAGGACATGCTTTTATTGCAACTGGAATAAGTCGAGATTTTAAAGATGTTATTTGCTTGGCCAGTGAAAGACATTTTGGAGATATAGATCCAAATAAGCTAGGCGATTTATTTGTGGATTTTGTATTAAAAATAATAAATTTATATGGTATGCCAGATATATGTTATGCAGATAGTGCAGAGCAAACATTGATAAGAGGATTAAGAACATCGCTTTTAAATGCAAATATTTCTTTAGCAATTGATAATGCATGGAAAAGTGAAATAAATGAAAGAATTAGAGCAACCAACAGACTAATGGGACAAATGAGGTTATATTTAACTGATGATTGTGAAACATTAGAAACAGCATTTTGTACTGCTGTTTGGAATCCAAAAGAATTAACAAAGGATGAAAGGCTTGATGATGGAAGTTCTGATATAGATTCACTAGATGCATTTGAATATACAATTGAGAGATCTATTGATCTTCTAATTTTAACGGAGGTAATATAAATGTTTAATAAAATTTTAGGTTGGATAAGGAGTGTAGTAAATAAAATGTTTAATGTAAATATTGGAACAAAATTTGATGTTAATATAGCCATATCAGATAAAATGATAACAGCAATAAGTTTATGGGAAAAAATGTATAAAGATGAAGCACCATGGTTAAATGAAGATGTTATAAGTGCAGGACTACCCGCTTCTATATCAAGAGAGTTTGCAACAGCAACAACGGTTGAATTTGAAAGCGAAATAACGGGTAGCAAAAGAGCAGATTTTCTTAATGAAACATATAAAAAATTAAAGAAAAAATTAAGAAAAAATCTTGAATATGGTTGTTCATTAGGTGGACTTGTGTTTAAGCCCTATGTTGCTAATGGACAATTATTAGTTGATACAATAAAAGGAACAAATTTCTTTCCTGTTGAGTACGATAGTAATGAAGATTGTACCGCAGGAATTTTTGTTAGCAGAAAAGTAGAAGGTAAATATTATTTTACACGACTTGAATATCATGAGTTAGATAGAAGCACAAGAAAATATAAGATTAAAAATAAGGCATATATGAGTTCAACAGAAGAAACACTTGGTCAGGAAATATCTTTAAAAGCAGTTGATGATTGGCAAAATATTGAGGAAGAAGTAGAAATAAATAATATTGATAGACCACTATTTGGATATTTTAAGATTCCACTTGCTAATACTATTGATCCAGATAGTCCAATAGGTGTATCTGTTTATTCTAGGGCCGTAAAATTAATAGAAGAAGCTGATAAGCAGTTTGCTAGATTATTATGGGAATTTGAAGGTTCGGAGTTAGCAATAGATGCAGACCCAACAGCACTACAATCAAGTAAAATAATGAGTGAAAAATTAGAGTTGCCTCATTTAAAGAAAAGATTATTTAGAGCAACAGGTTCAAATAAGGATGGAAAAGCCTTTTATGAAATATTTAGTCCTGAAATTAGAGAAACAGAATTATATAAAGGATTTAACGATATTCTAAAAAGAATTGAGTTTGTCTGTGGATTAGCCTATGGAACAATATCAGATCCAGAATTAATTGAAAAAACTGCAACTGAAATTAGAAGTGCAAAGCAAAGAAGTTATGCAACAGTTTCAGATATTCAAACAGCTTTGGAAGATGCACTTGAAGATACAATTTATGCAATGGATGTATTGGCAACATTATATCATTTAGCACCAGTTGGAAAATATGAAACAAGTTATGAATGGGATGATAGTATTTTAGTAGATGCAAAAGAAGAACAATCTATAATGATGCAAGAGGCAAATATGGGATATATTAAGAAAGAGTTTTATTTAATGAAACGATATGGAGTAACTGAAGAACAAGCAAAAGAAATGATGCCAGCCCAACAGGAAGATACAACTGGCGATGAAGAGTAGGTGATATCTAATGTTGACACCAGATTATTTAGAACATTGTGCAGATGAAGCAATAAAAATAAATGCAGAATTAGAAAATTTTATTATAAAAGATATTGCAAGAAGAATTGTACAGGCAGGAGTTATGACAGAAACTGCTAGACATCAAATAAAGGCGGTTCAAGAAAGTGGATATTTATATAATGATATCATTGAAGAAATTGCAAATATAACTAATTTATCAACTAAAACAGTAAAAACAATATTTGAAAACGCAGCAATAGAAACAATGACATTTGATGACAATATTTATGAGCTAGCAGGATTAAAACCAACAGCATTTAGAGAGAGTCCAGCAATGATGCAAATATTAAAAACTGGTATTCAAAAAGCAAATAATGATATAAATAATTTAATAATGACAACAGCAGGTAGTGCTCAAAGCAAGTTTCAAGAAATAACTAATATGGCATATAGGCAATATACAAGTGGAGCATTTGATTATAATACAGCTATATTTAATGCTGTAGAACAATTATCAAAAGATGGAATAAATGTAATGTATCCATCTGGAAAATTAGACAAAATTGATGTAGCAGTAAGAAGAGCAGTTTTAACTGGAGTAAGTCAAACTGCAAATAAATTACAAGATAAAAGAGCAGAAGAAATGGACTGCGATTTAGTAGAAGTTACAGCACATATAGGAGCTAGGGTTACAAAAAAATTAGATCACACTAATCATGCTTGGTGGCAAGGAAAGGTTTATAGTATAAGTGGTAATAGTGATAAATACCCGAGTCTAAAAGAAGTAACTGGATATGGTAAGGTAGATGGCTTGGGTGGTATAAATTGTAGGCATAATAAATTTCCTTTTATAGAGGGGGTTAGCAAGAGAGCATATACAGATAAAGAATTAGAAGAAATAAACAATAAGACTGTAACATATAATGGCAAAGAATATGGTGAATACGAAGCATTAAAAATGCAAAGAGCAAAAGAAAGAGAAATCAGAGAAATAAAAAGAGAAATTTCAGGCTATCAAGGAATAATGCTAGGCTCTACTGATGAAAAATTATTAGAAGAAGCTAAAAACAAGTTTGATTTAAGTTCTAATAAATTAAAAAGTAAAGAAAATGAATTAAAAAGTTTTGTAAAACAAACTGGATTAAAGAGAAATACAGAAAGAGAAAGAGTAGTAGGATTTAATAAAAGTATTTCTCAAAAAGCAATTATGAGTAATAAAAAGGCTGAAAATTCGACAAACTTACAAAATGATGATATAATTACAACCGATAATATATTTGAAAAATTAGGTATAGATATAAACGAATATAAGCCATTTGGAAAGTATGATCCATACGAGAACAATATCCAGGAACAAGCAGCAAATTTATTAAAAATGGATGGAAAACCAAAACTACTTAATAGCAAAGAGTTTGCGGAAGTAGATGGAGATGAAATAGTAAGAATATTACATTCATATCATGGGAAAACAGCACAAGAAGCTTATGAAAATACAGTAAATGGATCTATACAATATAGTGAAAATACAAATAGCAGTTACGGAAGAGGTATTTATTTTGGCTCAAAAGATTATGAAAGTGATTTATTATTTGAATATTCTCATGGACAAGACTATAAAATATTAAATGCTAAAATATCAAAAGAGGCTAGAATAATAAAATTTAAAGATTCACAAGAATTTGAGGAAGAAGTAAATTTAATATGCTCTGAACTTCCTGAAGATTTAAAAAATGTATATATGAATGAAAAATCATTATTATATATGTTGCAAGGAGTGGATGGAATAAAAATTGAAAATAAGGGTTATTATTGTATTTATAATAGAGGAGTGTTGATAATAAATGATAAGTGATTTTGAAAGATTAAATAATTTAATAATTATTACAAATTATATGCAAAGAGTAAGAAAAAACAATTTTCAAGATTATTTAGATATAATAAAAATTCTTTTTGATGAAGATAAGATAAAAAGTGAAGAAGATTATAAAACATTAAATAATAATGATATAAATAATGCAATAAAAGAAGTAATTAAAAATGAAAAATTTTTAAATATTTTAAAAGAAAATACAAAATTAGAATTAAATAAATTAATATAAAATATAAGCTGTTCATTTTTTGAACAGCTTTTTTATTGGAAAGGTGGTGAGAAAAATGGCAAAAGAGGTTGAATTGAAAGTAAAACAAAATTTTACAGATAAAGAAACAAAAGTAGACTATAAAAAAGGAAAAACTTATAAATTTTCTGAAAAAAGAGCAGAAGAATTATTAAAAAATCCTTATATAGTTGAAAAAGTAAATGTAACAGAAGTTGAAGAAAAAGCAGAAGAACAAGATGCAAAGACAGAAGAAAATGCACCTAAAAAATAAATAGAGTGTATAGATGCATCTTAAAATATTGTTATTCATTTTAGGCATATTTAATATGTCTATTTTTTTATTTTAAAATATGACTACTTACAGGTCGTAACAAGTGTAAGCAGCAAAGAGAAGAAAAAACTCGTAAAAAATCGTAGCTGGGAAAGGAAAGTATAGTATGAAAAGAAAAGTTATTGAGGACCAAATTAGAGCTTTAGGTGTAACAGATGAAGCTGAAATAAAAAAAGCAGTTGATGCAATTATGGATGAAAACGGAAAAGATATTACTCCGTTAAAAACGCAAATTGAAAATTTAAAAGAAGATATCGAAGTACAAAAAGGTGTTGTTGAAACTAAAAACACAAAGATTAAAGAATTGGAAGATGTCGATATAGAATCTATTAAAACAGCTGAATATGAAAGAGGAAAAGCCGAAGGCTCAAAAGAGGTTGAAGAAATGAAATTCAATACTGCCCTAGAAACTGCCTTAAAAGGTTTCAAAGTAAAAGATAAGGCATCTATAATGGGACATTTAGATATGAAGAAAATTGGTAGAGAAAAAGATAAAGATACTGGAGAAATAAAAATAACAGGTTTAGAGGAACAAATGAAACCAATTCAAGAAAATGAAAAATTGAGTTATTTATTTGATTCTGAAGATGATAGTAAAAACTTGCCAAACTTCAGTACACAACAAACAAATAACCAAAATTCTAATACAGGTAGTGGAACTTTATTAGATGCACTAAAAGAAAAATTTAAATAAAATTAGGAGGTAAAATTTATGATTACATTAGAAGAAGCCAAAGTTGGTATGGCAGATAAAGTAGACCAACAAGTTATTGATGAATTTAGAAGGGGATCTTTATTATTAGATAAATTATTATTTGATGATGCAGTATCTCCAGGAACAGGTGGAAGTACTTTAACTTATGGATATATGAAGTTAAAAACACCATCTACAGCAGCATTTAGAAAATTAAATACTGAATATTCAGGAGATGAAAATGCATCAAATGAAGCAAAAAGAGAAAAAGCATCAGCTGATTTAAAAATATTTGGTGGAGAATTTAGTTTAGATAGAGTTATTATTAATTCTTCAGGGGCTGTTGATGAATTAGACTTCCAAATGAAAGAAAAAATAAAAGGAGCAATAAACTTATTCCATTATACTGTTATTAATGGTGATGCTAATACAAATGAAGAAGAATTTGATGGATTAGATACTATATTAACAGGAGCTAGTACAGAATATAATACTACTGGTTCTATAGATTTATCTAATAGTGCTAAAATGGATGCAAATTATCAAGAATTTTTAGATATGATGGATGACTTTGTTTCTACAATGGAAGGAAAACCAACATTATTCTTAATGAATAGTAAGATGCAAACTAAGATGAAAGGAATTGCTAGAAGAGCAGGATATTATTCAAGAACAGAAGATGCTTTTGGACAAAGTATTGATAACTGGGATGGTGTTCCATTAGTTGATTTAGAGAACTATTATGATCCTAAAACAAAGAAAACATTGCCATGTGTTCCAATTGCAGAAGATGGAACAACTGATATTTATGCTGTTCAAATTGCTAAAGATGGTTTCCATGGTGTTTCTTTACAAGGTGAAAAAATCATTGCAACAGCATTGCCAGATTTAAAACAACCAGGAGTAATTAAAAAGGGTGATGTTGAAATGGTTTCAGCAGTTGTATTGAAAAATACATTAAAAGCCGGAGTATTTAGAAATATAAAAGTAAAATAATTTATGGAGGTATTAAAATATGCAAGCAAAAGTATATTTAAACCAACCATTAACACAAGAAAGATATGGGCTTCACTTTGAACAAGGTGAGGCTCTTTGTGATAATGATTACATAATCAAAAAATTACAAAAAAAAGGTGTTAGGGTTGAAATTATAAAAGAAGAAAAAACACTTGATGAAATGACAGTTACAGAACTAAAAGAATATGCAGCTGAAAAGAATATTACAATTGCATCAAATGTTAGAAGTAAAGCAGACATTGTTGAATTTATAAAAAATTATAAAGAAGATAATGGAGAAAATCCGGACAATACAGACAATAATCCGGACACAAAAACAGATGGTAGCGACACAAATGTCGGTGGCACTGAAAACGAAGAATAAAAGGAGGAAAGGGCATGAGATATTGCGACTATGATTTCTATAAAGAAAAATATGGGCGGAAAAATGCCCGAAGCTACTTTTACAAGAATGTCATTAGAAGCTAGTATGTATATTAAAAAGAATACATACGGAAGAATTGACAAAGATAATATTCCAGATGAGGTAAAATATTGTACTTGTTCTATTGCTGATAAAATGCAAAAAATAGAAAAAAGAAACGGTAAAAATTCCGAAAGTGTAGGTTCTTGGTCAGTGAATTATCAAGAAAGTAGTGATAATGAAAAAGAATTATACGATACTTTGGTAAATTACTTATTAGATGTAAAAGACAGTAAGGGTATTTCTCTACTATATAGGGGGTGCTAAATATGTTTGAAGATAGTATTACTATTTTTAATAAAAAGTATAATTCTACTATTAGAGATGATGAATATATACGAACATATATAATAGGTGTGAATGTAGATAAGAAAAAAGCAGTAAATGTTATTAAATCCGGTCTTGAAAATGCGAGTTCTGGAACAATAATAATACCAATAGAAGATTTGGAAAGTGAAGAAAAAGAATATATTTCACCAAAAAAATACCAAAAATTATCATCTGAAGAAACCAAAAAATATTTTACTTTTCAAGAGGGAGATATAGTTGTAATTGGTGAAGTTGATTATAATATTGACAAAGATAATACAATTGCAAATTTAAAGGAAAACTACGACAATGTCTTCGAAGTTATAAGTGTAGATGATAAATTAAAAGGTGGCTTGCCACATTGGGAGATTGCGTTAGTATGATACAATTTCATGGTGAGTTAGAATTAAATGATACTAAAAAAATATTAAAAGAACATGGATTAAATGATGGTGGATATGTTCAAAAATTCATAGATAATGAAGTCCTAAAAAGGTGTGCTAAATATTTGCCATTTCGAACAGGTGCATTAATGAATATGGGAATATTAGGAACAGTTGTAGGAAGCGGTGAAGTAGCTTGGATTGGTGTAAAACCAAGATATTTATACTATGGAAAAGTTATGGTTGGTCCGCCACCTAAAACAGTTACAGATAGAGATTTGACTTTTTACGGAGGTCCGCAAAGAGGTGCATTTTGGTTTGAAAGAATGAAAGCAGCTGAAGGACAAGAAATTGTAAAAGGAGCTCAACAATTAGTTGATGGAGGTAATGAAAATGGCTGAAAATAAAAAATCTATAATAAAAGCTATTAGAGAATATATTTCTACATGTCCGTATTTACATGATGGAAAAATAGGAGTAGATTATTTGAAAAATGAAATGGCATATAGTATTGAACCTACTCCAATTTCTCCAACAAATACGGATTTTATTGATGATTCAGGAATAAAACAATTTGCATTTATTTTTGCAAGTAGAGAAAGCTATGGCCAAGAAACAATTCAAAATATGCTAAATACTGAATTTTATGAAGATTTTAGTAATTGGATTGAAGAGCAAGACAATGAAGGTAATTTGCCAGATATTGAAGGAATTGAAAGTATAGAATGTACAAGTACAGGTTATGCGTATCAAACTGGAATTGATACAGCTAGATATCAAATACAATTAAGGATAACTTATTATAAAGAAAAAAATAAAAAAGGAGGAATTTTATAAATGAAAAGAAGTTTATATGCTACATTTATGAATGTAGGAACAGGAGAAACACCAGATTATGCTAGAATGGGTAAAGGTATTTCAGAAATGAAAGAAGCATATAATGCAGAAGAAGAGTCAAATCAATATATTCATGAAGATAGTGCTACAAACGAAGTGCTTTCATACTCACCAACTTTTGATGTTACTCAAAAATGTTATGTTGGAGAGAAAATCTTTGAATTTGTAGATGAAAAAAGAAAAACTCTAGCAGTTGAAGAAGATGCTAAAACAGATTGTTTAAAAGTATATTTGTATAGTCAATTAGCAGAAAATGTTTATGAGGCTGCGAGAATAAACACTACTCTTGTTATTGGCGATTTCGATGCAAAAGAAATAACATACAATGTAAAACAAAATGGAAATCAAGAAATAGGATATGTAACAATTGAAAATGGAAAAGTTACATTCACAGAAGGCAAATATACTGCCTAAAATAATAATTTAAAATAATGCTACTATTTATTTATGGTAGCATTATTTTTTTGTTTATACGAGGAGGTAAGTCACATGGCCGATGGTTCATTAAAAGTTATAAGAAATAAAAATATATATACAGTAGATTTAACAGATGCAGAAGATAATGTTTTTCATACATTAACTTTTCATTTAGGAGATGCAAATTTTCCAATAAAAATACTTGAATTATATGATGATGCATTCAGAGAAATGAATAAATTAGAAGAACAAGAAGAAGAAATAAAAAAAGAAATACTAGCCGAGGGAGTAAAAGAAGTTCCAGAAATAGAAAATATAACAATTGAAAATATTAAAAGTAGAGAATTTGAATTAAGTCCAGCAACAAGAAAATTTTACTATATGGAAGCAGAAGGATATAGTAAATTGAGAGAAATATTAGATAAGTTTCTTGGTAAAGGAACTTGCCAAGCTATTTTTGGTGATTATAATGATAAAGAAGAATTTGCTGATTTTTTAAATGGTTTATTGCCAGAATTTGAAAAAATGGGAGTAAAAATACAAAATATACAACAAAATATGTATAAAAAATATGCTCCTAAAAAAAATACGGTTATTTAATATGAATGAGTATCCGACACATGCAGAAGTTGATGGAGAAGTATATGAATTAAATACAGATTATAGATATGCATTAGAGTGCTTTAAAATAATAGATGATGCATCAATTTCTGATATTGAAAGAGCAATTGCAGTTGTTAGTGTATTATATGGTAAAGAAGATGAAAAAGGAAATATTACTAATATACCATCAAACTTAAGCATTGCTCTTGAAAAAGCAGCAATATTTTTATCATGTGGCAAAGAAAAGAAAAATATAAAAGAAGTAAAAAAAGATATGGACTTTGAATATGACAAAGAGTATATTCGAGCAAGTTTTATGTCTTGTTATTCAATAGATCTTAGTAATAGAGAAATGCACTTTTGGCAATTTTGTGAATTGATAAGTGGATTAACAGAAGATAGTATCCTAAATCGTATAAGAGATTTAAGAAATACAGATTTATCAGATTATCAAGATTCAAAAACAAGGACTAAAATTCAAGAAGCAATGGAAAGAGTTGCGTTGCCAACTGAAAGTGATTACGATGAAGAAGATTTAGAAGCATTAGAAAACTTCAATAAGTTACTAGGAGATGATTAAAATAGAAAAAATAGAATGCCCATTTTGTGGTTATAAAATGCCCATTACATTTAGCAAAGATGCTAAATGCAGTGGCATTTTTGTTAAGTGTAAAGGGAAAAAATGCAAAAAAGTATTCGAAATAAAAATTGATAAAAAACAAGTCAAGTAGAGCCATTATGTGCCGATGACTTACCTACAAGAAATGAGGTGAGAAATTTGTCAGACGGCTCTATTCGTATTAATACAAAAATAGATAAAAAAGGTGCAGAACAGGGATTAGATGAGTTAAAACGAAGTGTAGACACAAAAGTAAAACAATTAGAAAAACGGTGTTTCAAGTGCTGGAAATGAAGTTAATAAATTAAATGATAAATTTATGCAAACATCCCAAGAATTAGATAATGTTCAAATGAAAATGGATATGGTTGGAGACCGAATATTTGAAACTTATCGAGATTTTGAAGGAAAAATGTCGGAAGCTAATTTTAATGAATTTATACAAAGTCAAATTGAGGCTGATTCAGAATATAAAAAACTAATTGGAAAGCAAGAACAATTGCAAGCCAAAGTTGATGAATATAAGACTAAATTAGACTCTGCGAAAGGTAAACAATCAGAACTAAATACTTCATTAGGCCAAGCAAAAAAAGAACAAGTAGAAGTTAATAATAAAGTAGAAGAGGCAAAGAAAAAGGCAGAGTCATTTAAAGAAAAAATGAAAGAAGCCTCTAAACATACCAAAAAAGTTTCTGTTGAAAGTTTAGGAATATCAAAGACACTTGGAACTTCAGTAAAAAAATTGGCAAAATACGCATTAGCATTATTAGGGTTTCAAGGAATATATAGCCTTTTAAAGAGTTCAATGAATGAATGGTTAAATGGTTCGAGTAAAGAAGCAAAACAATTACAAGCTGATATTTCTAATTTAAAAGCAAATATTGGATCTGCACTTGCACCAGCAATTCAAAGTGTTTTACAGATATTTTATAAGATATTGGCTGTTGTTGGAGCAATAGTAAAAGCATTTTCAAATATCAATATTTTTGCAAAGAAAACAGCAAAGAGTACGGCAAGTACAGCAGCTAGTACAAAACAAGCAAGTAATAATCTAGCAAGTTTTGATACACTAGATGTTTTACAAAAAGATAGTAGTTCAGGCAGTAGTGGAGATACAGATTTAAATCCTACTGATTTAAGTGCATTAATGAAACAATATGAAGAATTAGCAGAAAAAATAAAAAATATATTTGCATTTATATTTGAACCTTTTAAGAAAGCATGGGAAACAACAGGACAATCAGTGATAAATGCTATGCAAAATGCTTTTAATGGAATAAAAAGTTTATGCGAAGCAGTTGGTAGTAGTTTTGCTAAAATATGGACAAACGGAACAGTACAAACGACAGCAGAATTATTATTAAATATATTAGCAGATATATTAAACATTATTGGAAATATAGCACAGGCTTGGGCAAATGCATGGAATAAAGATAGCATGGGAGATAAACTTGTACAGAGTCTTGCAAATGCTTTTAATAATTTATTATCTATTATTGAAGGTGTGTTTAAAACATTTGAAGAATGGACTTCAAGTACAAGTTTTCAAACATTTGCAGACAGTATAATGAGTATATTAAGCACTTTAGGTTCATGGATTGAAAAAATTACACAAGCATTAAAAGATATTTGGGAAGGTGCAGGAAAAGAAACATTTACGAAATTATTGGAAGCATTTAGTAAAGTTTGGCAAGCAATAAGTACAATTGTCCAATTTTTAAATCCAGTTGTAGATTGGATTATTTCAGTAGTAAAACCTGTAATTATGGGTATTGTTGAAGCAATTGGATATTTGTTTGATGCATTAGGTGGATTAATGGATTTCATTACTGGAGTATTCACAGGAGACTGGGAAATGGCTTGGAATGGAATAAAAGAATTTTTTTCACGGAATATGGAACGCAATATGTGTTTTAGTTCAAACTGTATGGAATGCAATATGTACTATAATAACAAGCGTAATAAATGTTATTAAAAATATAATAACTACAGTATTTACTGCAATAGGAAATTTCTTCAGTAGCATTTGGAACTCTATTAAAACAACTATAAGTAATATTATTTCTGGAATTTACAACGGAATAGTTTCAAAATTTAATGCTGTAAAAGATTTCATAACAACATTATTTACAACAATAAAAACGATTATTTCAACAATATGGACAAATATTAAAAATTCAATAGTAAGTGTAATAACAAATATAGTAAATGGCGTAAAAGATAAATTCAATAATATGAAAACAAATATTGTAAACATATTTAACAATATAAAAAATAGTGTGGTAAATATTTTTAATAATATAAAAACAAATTTAGTAAATATTGTTTCTAATATGTGGACCGCTTTGAAAAATAAATTTAGTACATTAGGAACAGCAATAGGAGAAGCAATATCTGGAGCAGTAAAATCAGCAATAAATTGGATTTTAAATAAAATTGAATCTGTAATAAATAACTTCTTTGGATTAATTAATAGTGGAATAGATGTTATTAACGCAATTCCTGGAGTAAATATTGGAAAACTTAGTATGTTATCAATACCAAAACTTGCGAGAGGTGGTATTGTAAATCAACCAACACAAGCTATTATTGGTGAGGCAGGAAAAGAAGCAGTACTACCATTAGAAAATAATACGGAATGGATGGATATGTTAGCAGAAAAAATTGCAAATATCTTAGATATAGGTTCAAGAAATGATGAAGGAAGAGAAATTGTATTAAAGTTTGATGGAACATTAGCACAATTAATAAGAATTTTAAAACCTGAATTAGATCGAGAATCAAACAGAAGAGGCGATAAATTAATAATAGGAGGTAACTCATAATGAATGATGGAGTATGGAGTGACTTCTTAAAAATAGATGGAGAAATATATAATGTAAAAGTAAAAGTTGGTGTTAAAAGAAACGCCAACTTTTTAGATAAATATGCAAATAGAGTAGAAGATGGAGATTTAAAAAGAGAATTAATAGGAGTTTACTTTAATTATAAAAATATAAATTTTGAAAGACAAAAAGACAGTAATTATGATGAATATAATAGGCTATATGATAAGTTGACGGAGCCAGAAGAATTTCATGATATAGATATTGCAGGTTTTACTTTTAGAGCCTATTTTTCAGATGTATCAGATGAAATATATGCGTATAGAGATGGAAAACCATATTTTAAAAATTTAACAGTTAACTTCACGGCTAAAAAGCCAGCAAGGAGTTGATGATAAATGAAAACAAAAGCACAAGTAGAGTTTGGATTTGTAGATGTTACTGCAAAGTCAGATAGTAAATTAAATATAACAGATAAACAACAATTTGTTGATTTGGAAGATTTAAAACAAGATGATATTGAAGAAGTAAAATATGGTACTTTAGAAAAAAATCAGTTTGCATTAGATGGTACATTTGAACTAATGCCAGACAATTTGAATAATATGTGTCTATGGTCTAATAGTATAAGCAATGAAGAAGGTATATTTGAAAAACCACCTATATTAGAAATTAATTTTTCTGAACCTCATAGCAGTTTAGGATTGACATTGTTATTTAGTAAAGCAGGAGATTATTGTAATCATTTAAATGTAACATATTATAATAAAGATAATAAATTAATAAATGATACAGATTTTTATCCCGATAATTATAAATATGTTTGTAATAATGTCGTTGAAAATTATACGAAAATAATTATAATTTTTATAAGTACTAATAATCCCTATAGATATTTAAAATTATACAATATTTTATATGGAGCAAACAAAGTATTTGAAGGCGAAAATTTAATGAGTGCAAATATATTGGAAGAAATGGATTTATTGAGTTCAGAAGTAAGTATAAATACTTTAGATTTTACAATTTATTCTGAAGATGATGAATTTAATATTATAAATCCAACCGGATTTTATAGTTTATTACAACAAAGACAAGCATTTAAAGTAAAAGAACTTATGCTGAAAGAAAATAAAGAAATAGATATGGGAACTTATTATCTTGATACATGGAAAAACAAAGACAATAAGATTATGCAATTCAAAGCAATAGATTTAATAGGTATTATAGATAAAACAACTTTTTATGGTGGTATGTATTTCAATGTAACATTTGAAGATATAATTAAATTTATAATGACATCAGCTAATGTGGAAGAAGATCAATATGAAATTCAAGAAGATTTAAAAGAAATACTAATGACAGGATATATTCCAGTATGTACTCATAGAAAAGCACTACAACAAGCAGTATTTTCAGTTGGTGCGGTTGCAGATTGCAGTAGAAGTAATAAAATAAGGATATATACAATAGTTGATGAAGAAGATAATAATACAATTGAACAAACCAATATATTTGAAAGTACAAAAACAATTGAACAAAATGATATTGTTACAGAGGTAGATATAACAGCACATACTTATATAAAAAGTTCTGAATTAGAAGAAGTGTATAAAGGAACTTTAAGTGCAGGAGATAATAGAATTTTATTTGATAATCCTGTTTGCAATATATCTTGTACAGGAGGAACTCTAAAAGAATATAATTGTAATTATGCAATTATAAATTGTAAAACTGAAACAGAAATTGTAATAAATGGATATAAATATGAAGATAATACGCAAGAAATATCAGTTGAAATTGAAGATATAGGTTCATCAAATAAATCAAATACTTTAAAAATAGAATCTGCGTATTTTATAAATAAGAATAATGCACAAAATATTGCAAAAAAGGTTCTAGATTATTATCAGAATACATATAACACAAGTTTTGATTTTATTCTACAAGGAGAAAAATTGACAGAGGATTTAGCAATAGAAAGCGATGATTTTAGTAGACAACTTGTTGGCCACATAAAGAAATTAGATATTGATTTGACAGGTGGATATTTAGCAAGTGCAGAAATAAATGCAAGAGTAAGATTATTAACGGTATTAAGACAAGCAAAATTAAATGAAAAAGTAGCATCTGCATTAGTTAGAAATGTTTATGTTCAATTACCAGTAGAGGAGGAAAACAATGGATGATTTAATTTACGATAGATTGTCAAGTGATGTAGAAACAGCACTTAATAGTCCAGGAAGTAGCACAGATCTAAAAGGAAGTTATAATTATACTGATTTAAATAGAGTTGAAGAGTGGTGCGAATATTTAAAAAGTATTTTAGTAAATTATGGTTTTTCTGATGAAATGGTAATAAAAACAAATTGGAAAATGACAGATTTTCCTACAAGAAGTCAAATTGATAGGATAAGATCTAATATAGATTTATTAAAAAATTTCTGTTATTCATTAAATACAGAAACAATAATTTACAATAATACAATGAATTATGAACAAGCAAATGTATTAGAAAAAATATTATATGATATAAACCAGTATTTTGAAGAATTAAATATTAAACTGGATTTAGCATATAACTATGCTGCGACTTTAATTCGCAGAAACTATATTGATTTGCCTATGAACATGGATGTAATAAAAGAAGAAAATAAAATCCCTACAAATTATAATGTAGGGATTTTGCCTGTTCATAGAAAGTATATAACTTTAGTAGAGGAGGAATAAAAAATGGCTTTTGGTACAACTTATATAACTACACAGGGAGCAATCCTAGCAGCTAAAACATTACAATCAAAAACATTAAAATTTGCAAGATTTAAAATAGGAGATGGAAATGTTGAAGATGAAAGTGTAGAAACAATAAAAGCATTAACAGATTTAGTATCAAGTAAATTAGAATTTGATATAACTAAAATTACAAGAGAAACAGACACACAAGTTACAGTTAGAGGATTATTCAAAAATACTGATGCTGAAGAGGGTTTCTGGTTAAGAGAATTAGGATTATATGCTATTGATCCTGATACAAACCAGGAAATATTATTTGCATATATAAACTATGGAGATAAAGCAGAATACATAAATAATTCTATATCAGAGAAAAAAGAGCATTACTATGATATGATAATAACTGTTGATAATGCTGATAATGTCGTAGTTACTGTAGATCCAAGTACAGTATATGTAAATGAACAAGAATTAAATGAAAAAGCTGAAGAACTTGAAGCGGATTATACAGGAAAAATAAATGATTTAAAACAAATAGTAGTGGCTTCAAATTCAGGAGCACATAATGGAATTTATAGAGGAAAAGATATAACGAGTTTGTTTTATGATGGAACTTTAACAAAACAAATTGCAGCAGGAACATTTGATGATATCTTTATTGGTGATTACATTATAGGTAAATCAAGTGGAAGAAAATATTTAGTAGCAGATATAAATTATAGATTACACATGGGAGATACTGAATGCACGACACCTCATGTTTTAGTAATTCCTGAAAAAACAATGGGAAATGAGCAAATGAATACATCTAATGTAACAACAGGGGCTTATGTAGGAAGTGCAATGTACACAACAAATCTTGAAAAATACAAAACTATTATTAATAATGACTTTGGTTCAGGACACATTTTAAAACATAGAAATCATTTACAAAATGCTGTAACAAATGGATATGAGAGTGGAGGAACATGGTATGATTCTACAATTGAGTTAATGAATGAAATGATGGTATATGGGTGTATGGTATTTAAAAATGTAATGAATGGTACTAATATTCCTAATAATTATCAAATTGATAAATCTCAATTATCATTATTCAGACATAGACATGATTTAACTGTAGCATTCAATGATAGTGGTTCAAGACAATGGTACTGGCTAAGAGATGTTGTTTCTGCATCTTATTTTGCTTATGTGAGCGGCAACGGTAATGCCGACTACGGCAGTGCTTCGTACTCTGGCGGTGTTCGTCCTGCTTTCCTAATCTACTAATCAGGCATCAGACAGGGCTTTATGCCCTGTCATTTAAGATAACTATTCTCTAATATAGTTAAAAAAATAATTTCATCGTGATATAATT